GCTGTGGATAACTCGCGTGGTCGAGCGGGGCGACGGGCGGTGAGGTCTGGGGTGTTGCGGTGATATATCAGGCGGTGATATAATCCCGCGCAGGGAGCAACATGAAAGCAGCAGTGTGCTGGCGGAATCAGACCGGGGCTTGGATGCCTGCAGGCGGGGATCGACACCGACGTGTTCCCCGCTCCGGCCCACCTCGAAAGTCAGAGCGACGAGGGGGGACTGATCCGACGACGGTGCGCAAGCACCCACACTGCCGCCACGCAAGGAAGCGAGGGTCGACTGAGCCGTTGAGGCCGACTGAACCCGCCGGGCACGCGAAACGCGCGCCCCTGCCACCCGCTCGATCCAGACAACCTGAGAGGTCACCACCGCAGTGCTTCCGCGTGCGCCCTTGTGCGTCGCGCGGTCGCCCAACGACTGCGGCAAACACTGTGTGAATCTGATGGGCCCGCTTCGATGTTGAGGCGGGCACGACGGGATCACCCCGACCGGCATTTTGCCGCATTGTATACAACTGGAGAACAGCATGACCCCTCTCAACACCCTCAAGCACCAGATCACCGCCGCCCGCAACGCCGCCCTGCGCGAGTCCATCGCCGACTGCGGCCGTCGCGGCTTCCACATGTCCCGCGGCACTTGGCTCAACACCGCCGACGCGGGCGGGCAGTGCGACCCGCTGCCCGCCGCCGAATGCCACGCATGGCGCGGCACATGGCACGAGATCCGCGCCACCATCGCCGACATCAAGGCCAACCACCCCGGCGTCACCCACCTCTACGTGTCCGGCGGCTACAACCACGCCGACTCGCTCGCCGACTACGCCGCCGGCAACTACGCGCCGTGGACCGGTACGTGGGACGTGCTGGTCTGGTCGCGCGACACCACCGCTTGAGTCTTGCCGCTTGTCGCCTCGCTCCTTGAGGCGGCATCGGGCAACACCCAACCCCAACAATGTATACAACTGGAGAAAATCATGTCCTACCTCAACCTGCACGCCCTCCCGCACTACGGCTTCCATCAGGCCGACAACGGCCCGCGCCCCGACAACGCCGAATACCTGTGGTCCGGCAAGCTCGCCCCGCCCGCCGTCGGCGAGAAGATCGAGATCACCATGAACGGCATCGGCGAGGCCACCGTCACCGGCTACTTCGCCGAGGAAGGCTGGCTCGGCGTCCGCTTCCGCGCTCACAACCCGCCGGAGTGGTACGTCAAGCAGAACGGCCGCGACTGCATCGGCCACGCGTTCGGCGTCGAGATCGCCTCCATGGATCAGGTCGCCGAGCGGAAGGCCGCGCGCGATCTCTACATCGCAGGCAAGGTTGCCGACAACACCACCATCATCAACGAGCTCGTCCGCCGCGCGGAGTTCTGCAAGCTCATGGCAAAGCTCTACGCCGCCGGGCGCGCAGGCGACAAGTCGTGGACGTGCGTCGTCGCCGAGAACGTGCTCGACACCATCGATGAGAACCACGACACCTGCAACCCCAACTACGACACGCTGAAGTCGTGGTTCCTCGTCACGTACGTCAACCCGCGCGACGCGCGCAAGGCCAAGGCCATCGTCGCTCGCTTCGAGAAGCGGTTCCCGGCATGAGGACGCTCGCCGTCACCCTGCTGCTCTTCTTCAGCGCCGCGTGCTTCATCGCCGTGGCGCTGGCCGTCAATCACTGAGTCTTGCCTGATGTCGCTTCGCAAGAGGCGGCACAGGGCAACACCCACCCAGAACTGGAGACCACCGCAATGAACGACCAACGCCGCAAGCGGCTCGCTGCCGCGCTCGAATCCATCCGCCTCGCCACGCAGCAACTCGAAGAGATCCGCGACGAGGAGCAGGAGGTGTACGACAACATGCCTTCGTCGCTGCAGGACGGCGACAAGGGCCAGCGCGTGCAGAACTTCCTCGACGAGATCAGCACGCTGATCGACGGCCTCGACGACCAGACGACGACGGTGGAAGAAGCCGCCGCCAAACCTTGACATTGTATACAACTGGAGAATGCACCATGAGAGACAGCAACAACATCCAACGCCGCGGCCACTGCCAACTGTGCGGCCGCGAGCAGGCCGTCAAGAACGGCGCGATGGCGCACCACGGCTACACGGTCGAGCACGGCTACTTCAGCGGCGTGTGCCAAGGCAACCAGTACGAGCCGCTGCAGGTCTCGCGCACGATGGCCGACAAGGTCATCGCCGACGTGACCAAGCAGTGCGACGAGATGCTCGTGCGCATCGCTGGGCTGGAAGCCGGGACCGTGAAGCCTGAGAAGGCCAACGGCACGGCCTACGTGCTCAAGCATGGCGTGCGCCGGTACGAACTGGTGCCGTTCGACCAAGCCAATGAGTACGCGCAGGTGCTCGCGGTGCGCAGCGAGGTCGGCCAGCTTGAGCACCGCGAGCGCAGCGGCCGCGCCTTCGTCGCGTTCCTCGCGGGCGTGGCGGATGCGCGTCACGGCCAGCCGCTGCGCGAGGTCGAGCGCACGGCGGGCCCGGCACCGATCCTGCCCGGCGAGCGCCGCAAGCTGCCCTCTGGGAAGGACGCCAGAGCGCGCTACACCGACCGCGGTCGCGTGTACTGGGTGCGCGAGCCGGACGGCTTCCGCGGCTGGTCAGGCACGCAGTCGTGGCGCAGGTTCGAGGTTTCCTCCTCGGCTCCTCCCGCCGACGCACCGGCTGAGTGATGATGCCCTCAGTCGCCTCTGTCCGAGGCGGCTGCAGGCAGCACCGCTGCAACATTGTATACAACTTCCCTTTTTGGAGACCACCATGAACGACACGATCCAGATCCGCACCAAGCCGTGGCCGCAACCGACCGCCGTCGACGCCGACGCAATGAAGCCGCGCATCGTCGCGAAGACGCTGACCGATGGCTCCATCGTCTACGACGTGTGCATCCGCAACTACGGCACGACGTACCAGTTCGACACGGCGAGCCTGAAGGACGCCGAGGCCATCGTCGCGCTGTTCGACACCGGCGCTGTCGTCGACGTCAGCCACCGCTAAACCAACCGGAGACCCACATGCACGACAACATCACCGCTTTCCTGTTTGCCAACCGCGCCGACGGCGCACGCGTAATCGTCGAGCCGTTCACCACGAGCGACAAACACTTCTGGGCGCTGCTCGTCTTCCGCCAGCGCGAGGCGATCGCCGCCTCGGGCAACACCCTTGTCGACGCCCTCGACAAGCTCGACGCCGAGGTCGCCGACATCCGGCACAACGAGATCATTGCCGCGGCGCGCGCGCAGGACACCGCAGTCCAATGATCCCGCTGCCACCCAATGTATACAAAACCACAACTGGAGAAAATTCAATGAGCATCAACACCCCCCGCTTCTTTCAGATGATCGACATCGGCGCAAAGCCGCAACCGCTCGAGCTCATCATCGATGAGAAGAGCCCGACCTCGCAGGCGATCGCGATGGAACTGCGCATCGCGCACGCAGCGCCGGAGCTTCTCGCCACGCTGCTCGTGATCGCACAGAGCCCGAACCTCACGAGCGACGTGGCGTTCGCCCGCATCACCCTGCGCAGCATGGGCCTGTTCGACTGCCCGCCCGAGGATGGCACGGCCAAGCCGTGGGACCACTTCGAGCAGGCGCTGGCGCTGACGCGCAGCCAGTCGAACATGCGCGCCGACATCATCGCCCAGTTGCGCGAGGCGCTGGCCGAGGTGCTGCCGGTCGCGGACGTGGGCCTTGAGGAGCACGCGGACGACGTCCACGAGCTCGACGAGGATCGCGCGAGCTTCGCCAAGGCCGAGGACGACGTCAAGAACGCACGCGCTCTGCTGGAGCGCACCAAGCAGTTCGAGCGGAAGTAATCGACTGCCCCTGTCGCCACGCTCACGCGAGGCGGCAGCGGCGGGCTAACGACCCGACATTGTATACAAAACCACAACTGGAGAACACCATGAAAGACAACTTCAATACCATCACCGGCTTCGATGGCGAGACCATCAAGCTTCACTCCCGCGTCGAGATGCACCCCGGCACCGACTTCTGGATGCGCGGCGCGCGGTTCGGCACCGTGCTCGCGCTCAACGGCACCACCGAGAAGGTGCGCGTGAAGCTCGACCGCATCCGCTCCACGATCTTGGTCGACGGCACCGCCGTGCGCTGCATCGATGAGCCCACCGGCGGCGCGATCACCGTCATGGCCGTGCTGGTCACGGGCCGCGGGTACTGGGGCCGCGGCGCGACCGCCGAGGAGGCGATCAAGAACGCGCGCTTCCTTGAGGCGGGCGACAAAGTGATCAAGGGCGACTGCAGCCCGACCGCACGCGTCGACGAGGTCGGCCACGTCTACGGCCTGCTCGGCGACTGGACGCACGGCAAGGTCGTGCGCAAGCGCGGCGTCGGCCTCACGTTCAAGGCAAACGAGGTGCAGCCGTGAGCGCCGTCACCGTCACCAAGACGCACTACAGCCGCCACAGCGACCGCGAGTTCGAGGTCGTGTTCCCGGCGCGCTACGAGGTGTGCGATCGCTGCGATGGCAAGGGCACGCACACCAACCCGGCCATCGATGGCAACGGCATCAGCCCCGAGGAGTTCCGCGAGGATCCGGACTTCGAGGAGGCGTACTTCCGCGGCGACTACGACGTCTCCTGCAGCGTGTGCCACGGCCAGCGCGTCGTGGCGGTCGTCGACGAGCCGCGGCTGAAGGGACGCAAGGCGCTGCTCTGGAAGGTGATCGAGCAGCGCGAGATGGACGACTCGCGCGAGCGCAGCATGGAGCGCCAGATCATGTTCATGGAGAACGGCGGGCGCTGGTAGGTAGCTTTGCTCGGTGCGGTGTCAGAGACCGCACTCGGCAGCGTTGCTGCATTGTATACAAATCCCACAACTGGAGACCACCATGAAATTCCAAATCGATCTTCCCATCCCCACCGACTACGTCGAGACCAGCCACTGCGTGCTGATCGCGTGGCGCGCGTACAAGGCCGCGGGCCTCGCCACCGAGGCGAACGTCGACGAGATCGCCGCCGCAGGCAAGGATCTGTTCGAGCGCACCTGCCGCCAGCGTGAGCGTGCGAACGCGCGCAACCTGCGCCGCAACATCCGCGAGAATGCCATCGGTGCCGATCGCGCGCGCCGCATGGGCATCTTCTGCTGGAACCCGATCGAAGGGAACCAGAACGTCGGCCGTCGCGTCGTGCTGATCGAAAGCTGGTCGCGTGACTGCGACTGCGCGGAGTCGACCAGCCTCGTGGCGTACCCGGCGACCACGCGCGCGTACGCGCACGCGTTCGACCGCATGGCCGAGGATGCCGAGGGTCCGTTCCATCTCAACATCCTCGCGCCGAGCGACGTGCCTGACGTCGAGGTCGGCGTGCGCGATCGCGCGCTCGAAGCGTTCGAGGACGGCCACCCGTGGGCGATCTACTGATGACTACCAATCCATTCAAAGACCCGTACATGCAGGGCCAGTACACGGCGGCACGCCGCGCGTACGACGTGCGGCACCCGAGCCTGTTCGTGAAGGGCAAGCGTCGCGAGCGCGGGAGCTACGGCAGTTCGTTCGCCATCGCGTTCTGGAACGGCTACGACTTCGTCACCAAGGGCATCAACGGCTTTGCCAGCCGTCAGGCCCGGCAGATGATCGGCTACGCGTGGTATCGCGCGGGCCGCGACATCGCGAAGGAAGAAGGCAAGCTCGACCACAACCAACCGGAGACCAAAGTGAACAGAGCCACAATGTATACAAAGCTGTACACCTACGATCGGAGCCCGCACGACGGGCTCGCGCTCGTGGCGACCGAGGGCTTGGCTGCACCGCACTACGTGCCGCTGGCCGACGCACCGCAGGAGGAGCGCACCGCACCGCGCACGTACCTCAAGCAGATGCACTACGTCGCCAACGCGATCCCGAACGGGCTCGTGATCACCGGGCGGCACATCAACCTCGTGCCGCTGCACTGGGCGAACCTGAAGGACTGGAACGCCGTGCGAGGTGTCGGATGAAGCGCGAACGATTCACGCGTGAGCAGGTGGGCGAGACGTTCCTGCACGCGTACGCGTACCACATGTGCGACGCCGGGCCGGGCGAGGAGTACGAGGCCCGCGAGCACGTCCTCCACGGCACCGAGCGCGAGGCGGGTGTGTTCGACCTGCCGAGCGAGGCGAAGAAGGCCGCACGCGCGGCCATGCGCACCGCGGTGAAGGAGACCGGCAGCGAGCAATGGATCTGGTGCGTCGACCGCAAGGAGCTCTGCGCGGGGCGTTTCCTCCTCAGTGGCGGGACGACAACCGTCGGCACGTCGATGTGGGGCAACACGACCGAGCGTTGGTCGAATTGCGGCGGACACGAGACGGGAGATTTCGGTGAGTGACTTCACGCTCGCGAACCACGGTTCGATCTGCATCCTCACCGCCGTCACGCCCGCCGCGCAAGCATGGGTCGACGATCACCTGCCGGAGGATCGGCAGATGTGGGGTCGGCTCGGCACGGTCGTCGAGCCGCGCTACGTTGACGCCATCGTCGAAGGCATCGTCGCCGACGGGCTGGTGATCACATGATCGCCCTGCTCGGAACCATCGTTGTCGCCGTCATCATCATCGCGGCGTTGCAGCCGCGGCACGCGTGGCGTGACGACGGCGACGTGCGCGGTGTCGTGTGGCACACGGTGCGGATCCCATCCGCGCTCGAACGCTACACGATTTTCCGCGATCGCAATTTCCTGCGCGAAGATGCGGGCGAGCAGCGACTCGCCTGCAAGATCGTGCTTCCCCCTTCCACCATCCTTCAACACTACCGGAGACCGCAATGAACACGAAGACAAACGAAAACCCTGTCGTCACCGACGCCGACCTCGAGCGCGTGCGCCTCGAGCTCAATGACCGCATCGAAAAGTTCGGCCGCAAGGCGCTGGTCATCAAGGGCCAGCGCGACCGCCTGCTCGCGACGTGCAGGGAGCTCGCATTCGTGATCGACGCCCTGTTGGTCGGCGAGCACCAGAACCCCGACGACGTGCGCCAGATCCTCGCGCGTGCGCGCATCACGCTGGAGGGAATCCAATGATGGACTTCAGCAAGGTGCCCAACGCGAATCTGACAGAGGGTCTGCGCCTGTACTTCGAGCATCACCGGCCGACCGGCGGCTTCCTGACCGCCGTGTTGGAGAACGACCTGCGCGCCGCGTGCGAGCGCGCCGACATGACCAACCGGCGCATGCTGTTCGACATCGTCTCGTGGCTCTACAACGAGGCTCCTGCGCAAGCGTGGGGCAGCAAGGAGAGAGTCGAGCGGTGGCTGGCCGGGCCCGAGGTGCCATCGTGAGCCGCGAGGATGGCTGGTTCTTCACCTTCGGCTTCGGCCACAAGACCGCCGACGGTCGCAGCCTCGCGTCCTGCTACATCGTCGTGCCGGATCCGGACTGGGGCCGCGCACGCATGGAGATGGCGCGCATGCGCGGGACCGTGTGGGCGTTCCAGTACCCGATGTCGGAACTGCAGGGGCAGGTCGATCAGTTCGGCCTGCGCGAAGTCACTGAGGAGGAACTGTGAACGTGCGAACGAATGACCGCTGCGAGTGCGGCGCGCAGATCACGACCGCCAGCCTCGACAACTGCCACTACTGCGGCCGGTACCTCTCAGAGGGCCGCAGGCGGGGCTCGCGTGCGCTGGTCAGCATGCCGGAGGCCGTCGCGTTCCTTCTCGTCGTGGGCGCGCTGTACGCGGTCTGCGTGTGGGTCGCGTGCCAGACCGACGTGAAGGTCGGCATGTGGATGGCTGTGGTCGGCGCAGCCGTCGTGCTGCTGCTGGGTTACTTTCTTGCGAGGAACGTCGAATGAGCAATATCAACTCAGTCAGAAACCCAGAAAACGCTGCCTCGTGGCGCTCGCGCCGCAGGGGTGAGGGCTGGGTGTTCGTGCAGTTCTGGGCCCGCCCACCCGTCGCCGAGAAGCTGCAGGAGCTCGTCGACCGGGCGCGTGTCGTCGTGCCCGACGCCAAGCCCAAGGAGATCCTCGAGGATCTCATCCTGCACGCAAAGTGATACGCGAACGCATCATCCTGCCAGCAGGATGACAACCATGCCCCGGTGCAACGCCGGGGCTTTCACCCCAAGACTCGGACGCAGAACAACCAAGAATTCCCTGCATCCAAGCACTCTCTCAGCGCCAACCAATCCCACACGCAAGTCAGCACGATCAGCGACAGAAACAGCAGTGTCCATCCCACCACGACGCGCATCCGATTATCCGGCTCGCTCACTTCGGCCCGACCATCATCGTCGGCGGATGCGGCAGCAACTCGCGCGTCGGTCGCCACCAGTGCAAACAGTACTTGTGGAAATTTACATGCTCGCTCGCCGGGACGTGGTACTGCACCGCGTACTCGTCGGGCTGGAAGATGATCTTCGCGACCTGCTCCATCTCGCGGTACGTCGGCACGCGGTCGACGCGCGACACGCTGACGTGGTCCCAGCCGCCGCCATCGCTGCAGATCACGCGCAGTGTCTTGCCGTCTTCGCACGACATGAAGTTGAACATGCCGTTGCCGTGATCGCCGTTCCTGCCGTAGATCTTGAGCTCGTTCTCGACGTCGCGCGACAGGCCAAAGTCATTCAGATTTTTCATCGGTTTTTCGTCTCCACGCCTTTCGGCCTTTTGGTGTGTCGGATGCCATCACCGACAACTCTTCTGCGGTGTACCAAATTTTTACGTACTCAAAGCCCAGCTTGCGCATGCTGTTGCCGACGCGAAGCTGCTCCATGCGCCCGTACTTGCCGACCTCGATCTTCAGCGCGCCCGACAGGATCTCGCTGGTCTGGAAGTTTTTCTTCTGCCTCTGATCAGGATCGCGGAGCCAGTCACCGATCACGTTCGTCCACTCGTCGCGGACCATGTACGCCTCGGTCGCCTGCGCGGCGAGCTCGCGAAGCTTGTCGTCCTCGGTCCACCAATTCTCGCCTGCGCGGTAGCGCACGACGGCCTCGGCCCACAGTTGGTCGCGGTCGCGACGCAGTGCTTCCAGATCGATCTGCTCGCACACCGGCACCGGCCAGAACCGGACGTTGCCGGTGACGTCGGAAAACACTTCGTCGGGATTGCTCGTGCCGCAGAAAACGCAACAGCGCGGAATTGTTTGCACGCGCCGCGCGTACGCCGGGCGGTACGTGTCATCGTTGGTCGACAGGAACGACTTGATTCCTTCGAGGGCTTCGGCGCGGCGCACCGTCGCGAGCTCGGCCATCTCGATGATCCAAGCCTTCGAGCACTGCTCGATGGCCCTCGTGCTGTCGCCGGTCATGCTGCCGTGCTGCACGGCGTACCACGGTCCACCGAGGATCCGGAACGCTTCGCTCTTGCCTGAGTCCTGCTTCCCGAACAGGATCAGGCAGGTCTTCACCTGCGCGCCGGGATGGATCGCACGCGCGACCGCGGAGATCAGCCACGCCTTGCCGACGAAGACCGTGAATTCGGTGCGCGCCGTGCCGCAGTAATTGAGCAGCCAGTCATCGATCCGCTTGACGCCGTCCCACTTCAGCGAGGTGAGGTAGTCGCGCACCGGGTGGAACGAGTTGCGATGCGCGACGACGTCGACGGCCTCGCTGATCAGCCCGGCGAAGTGCAGCCCGGCGCGGTCGTACCAGCAGGCGAGCTCGGTGTCGTGGTGATCGGCCCACTCGAGCGGCTGGTCACCCCACGGCGTCGGGCGCGCCGTCGTGATGCATTGCCGGAGCTCGTCCCACGCGAGCAGCCCTTTCCACTCCTCGGCGTACTCGAGCGGCACGGTGGCATTCTCGGGGCAGCGCAGCGGCGTCTGCTTGCCGTCTTTCTTGTTCGTCGACAGGATCAGCTTCTCGCGCCAGTCGGCCAGATCCCAGTTCTTGACCTTGGGTGACGTGCGGGTCTGCTTGCGCGGCGGCGCGCGGCTCGGCACGAGGGCAAGCATGCCCGGCACCGTCGCGTCCGGCGCGATCAGGCCCGCGCGCACGGGCTCGTCGCCGTAGTCGTGCTTGTGCAGCCGGGCCACCCCTGCGATGGGCTCATTGAGCCAGTGGTCGAGCCGGGCACCGTCCCAGCCATCGTCCTCGACCGCGTCAGCGATGTCCCAGCCCTCGGGCATGTCGTCGGTGTCGATCAGCCAGACCTCGCTGGCGACGCCCCGCAGGCGCAGCAGGAGCTCGTCACGGGCCTGCCTGCCCGCCTTGTCGGGGTCAGGGCAGAGGAAGACGCGCCGCCCCTGCAGCGGGCTGAAATCAGCGTAGGCCACGCCGCCAGCGCCCGCGGGCCACGACGCGGCGACCCAGCGGCTCCCGCCGATCTGTCCGCCTGCGTCGGCAGCCTTCTCGCCCTCGAACAGGCAGACCACCGCGTCGGGCTGCTGCGTGAGGTTGTGCAGGTTGTAGAGCGGGCGCGGCGTCTGCCACTGCAGGCGCTTCCAGCCATCCTTCGCGTACGTCCATGCGCGGTAGCTCTTCACGAGATCGCCCTCGGCGTTCCACCACTCGTAGCGCGCGACGTAGAACAGCACCTCGCGCCCGGTGCCGTAGTACGTCCAGACCTGCTTGAGCGCCCACGAGTGGCCCTCGCTCGGCGGGAGTGTCATGTCCTTCGGTTCGAGATCCTCCACCGGCGGCGCGAAGCAGATGCGCTCCGGCTGCGCGGGCACTTGGCGCGGGTACGCGATGCGCGGTCGCGAGTTGTCCTTGTCCGGCTTGCCGCCGATGATGTCGAGCGCCCGCTGAAACGAGCAGTCCTCGATGCGGCGCACGAACGCGATCACGTCGCCGCCGACCGCGCAGGAGTGGCAGTAGAACATCTCCTTGTGCGGCACGACCGACATGCTCGGATTGCGGTCTTCGTGGAACGGGCACAGCCCTTTGAATTCGCGCCCGTGTTTGCGTAGTTCGACGTAGCGCCCGATGACGTCAACGATGCTGACGGCGGCTTTGAAGCCAACCGGAGTTGCCATGAGAGTCTCCCCGCGTGCTGCAGCTACTGCCGCGCTCGCGTCTTGTTTTGTCTGCCTGCCATGACGTGCATGGCCCACCGCTCCGGCTTCGGATATTTTCTCGCGACGCCGATGCGGACCAGTTCCTCCAATGATTTTGCGCGACCGCGTTCGCGGTCAAATTTTTTGCCGTAGCGGGACTGGGCCAGCATCTCCTTGTTGAGCTCCTGCAGTTCGCCGTCGACCTTCTTCGGCTCGACGCGCGGAACGCCGCCGACGACGATCGCGCCGCAGCCGGGGCAGATGCGGAAGGGCTTGCCGAACGTGCCAAAGCAAATTTTGCACATGTATACCGGGAGCGGCTTGTACTTCGCGCGCTTGCCGTCGAGTGACCACGGTCGCGGCTCGTCGGGCATGCCGTGCCGCAGGGTGTTGCCGACGTGGTCGAGATAAATTCCATGAGTCTTGCCGGGTGCGGGACGCAGCATCCTTCCGATGTACTGGAGGAAGAACGTCAGCGAGTCGGTGGGGCGCAAATCGATGAGGGATTGTACGCCGGGAATGTCGATCCCTTCGCCAAATAAATCCACGTTGCACAGGTGCGAGATCTCGCCGCGGCGGAAGTCGTTGAAAACCCTGCGGCGCTCGCCATCGGAGGTCTTGGCGTCCAGATGAACGGCCACGAATCCCGCGGCCTTGAACGCCTCGGCGGTGTGGAAGCTGGCCTCGACGCCGACCGAGCGGATCAGGCAGCGCGTGCCCATCGCGTGCCGCTTGTATTCGGCGATCGCATCGCCGAGGATGGTCGACTTTGCCACGCGCTCGGCGACCTGATGCTTGTTGAAGTCGCCGCCCTGATGCTTGAGGTGCGTCAGATCCAGATCCTTCGTCGGCGGCGCGAAGATCCGGAAGTCGGCGAGGTAGCCGTTGTTGATCAGCCAGCGCATCGGTGGCCCCTCGATAATCTCATCGAAGTGCTCGCCGAGGCCGCGGCCGTCCAACCGTTGCGGTGTCGCGGTCAACCCGACGTAGAACGCGTCAGGGAACAACTCGCGCAGGTGCGCCCACTTCGGCGCGACGCAATGGTGCGCCTCGTCGGGAATGATCACGCGCGGCTTGGCGAGGTACTGCATGCGCCGCGGCAGCGAGTCGATCAGCACGATCTGCAGCGACCGGCTGCCTTCGAGGTCGTAACCGCGCGCGACGATGCCGACGTCGAGCCCGGCGTTGGCGAATGCCTTGGCGGCTTGGTCGAGAAGTTCGCGCCGATGCACGACGAACCACATCGGCGCGAACCCTTTCCTGATTGACGTTTTGCACATCTTTGTCGCGATGACCGTCTTGCCGCCGCCAGTCGACAGGACGATCAACGGACGCATCACCTTGCGGCGCATGCTCGCCCGCACGCGCTCAAGCTGCTCCTCTTGGTGCGGGTAGAGCTCGATCATTGGTCGACCGGGGGCGGCATCCCTGCGACCAGAAAGCAAACGGTCTCCTTGTCGTCTGGCGTCGCCATCCTGATCTTGGTGTCGAAGTCGTACGCGACGACCCTCCACCGCCGACGGTTGGAGATCTGCGCGGTCGGGTTGAGGAACTTGCGCGCGGCAGCGATCACGTCGGCGTGGGCACCATGCACCTCGACATCGGTGTGGTGCCGCAACTCGCGCAGCAACTGCGAGAACGCGCACGTCGCGAACGTCATCACGTCGAGCTTCGGGTTTTGCGTCAACTGCAGGTCGGTCAGTTCGGTGACGCTCGAGAGGATCTCGTGCAGTTGCTGCGAGGAGATGTTGACTCCGCTCATTCCGGATCACCCACCGCCAGCTTGAGTTGCTCCGGCGGGCCGGGCTGCTTGGTCGCGTCGAAGATCTGCTCGGGCTTCAAGCCGATCGCCTCACGGGCATGCAGGGGCCGCACCTCGAAGCGGTAGTACTTCGCGAAGTTCTCGGCCTGCGAGCGGCCATTCGCGATGACGTAGATCACGTCGCCGCTGATGCGATCGCGCACCTTGTAGGGCAGGGGTTCCCGCGGCTCGCGCTTCTTGGCGACGGGCGCAGGCGGGGGTGTGGGCGTCAGGACGGGAGTCGTGGCGGTCTTCTTCTTGCGGGCGTTATCGTTCATTTGTGGATTCCTGTACTTTTTCAGTTCGGTGGCTCCGGCCTCGATCATTCGTTCGAGGGCTGCGGAGTGTTCGGGTTTCTTGATGCAGTGTTCACAGCAGAGAACTTCGTGTCGTCCGTACCCTCCTTCTGGGTTGATGGTGTAGTAGCCGTCGCAGGGGTCGATAAAATGCATGCCGTAGCCGCAGAAGCGGATGTAGTCACCGCGCGCGTGGACGTTCACTCGGCGTGCCCGATCAGCTTGTGGTAGTCCTCGATGCACTCGACGCTCCCCGCGATGCCGCCGGAGTCGCGCACGAACTGCAGGTATTTTTGCTGATCCTCCCAGCGTTGTTTTTCCTTCTTGTTGCGCGGGCGAAAGCCGAGGCGCTTGCACTCGATGGCGGTGAAGACGGGCACGATCTCGTCGACTCTGAAGAGTTGCCGGTAGCACCTGCGAGTGAAGCCGATCATGTCCGCGCCGCCCTTGCCGCCGACGCCGTACGGCACCGTGTATACATTTCCACTCTCGGCCGTGTACTTCGCCATGCCGATGTTGTTGCGCCAGAGCCGATTGCCGAGCCGCGTGGCCTCGACCATCAGTTCGCCGTAGAGATCAACTTCCACCGGCGGCGACCTGCGGCTGCTTGCGTTTCGCTTTTTCCAGCTTGCAGACCTCGATCAGCTTCATGCCGGTGTCCCACGCTGGCATGACGCCGCCCTTGATGCGGTGGATCGTTGGCTGGGTGACGCCGACGGCGTCGGCGATGTCCTCCTGCCTCCAGCCGCGTGCGAGGAGGGACAGGACTGCGAATTGTGGGGTCATGGGGCGCTTTGCCTCCGTTGGCGAGATGCCCGCGAGGATACGGCAGTGATCTGTGCCTT